CGTTAGTTCGCTTTTCAATCTTTGCCATTTGTTCGCTTTCCTGACTTATGCTTGCGCGATTTTCTTCCTCTAGTCTAGCAACGACTCCCTGCGCATATTTCATAGCGCGATTAGCTGAAGATTTGCTAGGGCCACTTCCCCAAAGAAGGTGCGCGACAACTCCCGCGCTTGGATAATTTTCTGAAGTTGGATTTGCGTCTGGAGAATCTAGGTCGCCTAAGTGTCTAGCAATCCACGCAGCGATACGAACCCACTTGTCGGCGGTGACGTTTCCTTCTGCCATAGCGCGGGCTTCTCTAACGGTTCTATCTACAAGTCCGTCCCCGGCTAGACCTTCTGCGTAGTATTCAAGTCCACGGCGGGCTGCTGCTCTCATATATGCTGGCGGGGTTAGGTCTACGGCTCGGGCTTCGGAATTCTCTTCCGCTGGTTGCCAAGCGTTACAGTAGTTTCCGCCGTCTACGAATGCGTCCCAACGCTCGCACCAAGCTTTATCCCCGTCGTCGTTTAGTCGGGCTTCGTTGAAGAAGAAGCAATTGCCACAAGCTCTACCTTCTGGAACATCTGGAGATAGTGCCGGACGGTAGTTGTCGGGCAGATTTTCTTCGCCTTCATCTTCTACGTCTTGTTCTTCTGCGTCTTCTAATTCCGCTGAGATTTTATCTGGCATTGGGATTCGCTGAAGCTTGAAGACGTTCATAATCATTAGGCGATTAGTCGAGTGATAAACTTCGTCCTCTAATTCGTAAACTTCTAGTCCTGCTAGTTCGCCTTCTATGAGTACGACCAAAGCAAGAACCTTCGGGTTTCTAATGTTCCAAGTTACCCAATCGCCAATCTTTAGTTCTCCGACGGCTGCGCGCTCTCCAACAAATTCGGTTTCTTCCGCTATGGATACTGCGATAGCTTGTTCAATCGCGGATTCTTTAGTGTCGTGGCAAGCAAGAAGTTCCCCGTCTTCTTTTACAACGGCCCAGCTAGGGCAGTCTGCGGAATTGTCGGTTATGTAATAGGGCAACTTATACCTGCTTCAGATAACTAATTGTGTGTCCGGCTTTTCCAGATACGGCATAAACGCTTTCTAGCGGATTCATTTCCAACTGGATACTTTCTTCTTTTTTTACAACGAAGCCAGTAGCGGTTGTAACATCTGGGCCGCCAATAAAAACTGCGTCGGTGTTGTCGTTGTTGTGGACAATTAGGCGAAAGTTAGAGTTTGAAGTTCCGTCGATAATTGACGGAACTGTTCCAACGGTGATAACTCCCGAACTTATAGCCATTACTGAACCTCGTAAACGCCTTCAGGATTAGCCGGGTCGAGCTGCGCGACTGGCTGAAGTTGTGTGCTTGGAACTCCGGTGTGCGGGATAGCTGGAAGTCCTAGAGCTTCCAGAACTGCCTTCGGTTCGTATCCGGCAAGAACTAGCTTCTGCGCCATAGCTACCTTCTTGTCTTCGGTGGTGATTCTAGAATCGTCGATAGAAACGTTAGCTAGTGGAACTCGAACTTGGTCGGCTACTGAATCTGCCATTGGAGTTAGGTCTTCGAACCTGCGGATATCGTTCACGGTGTAATAACCCGCCTGAAGTCCGATTGAGTAAGACGTTGCTCGGGCCTGAGAATCTCCGCGAAGAAGTCCGTCTAGGTTGAACTTTAGGAATGCGTTCTCTCCGCCCGGCACTTCGCTTAGAAGCGGGCTGAATGCTACCTCTAGCTTGGTTACGATTGGGCGAAGTGTGTGCTGGACGAAGAAGATAGAGTCTTGTTCCACCGAAGCGTAAGCGGTCGAACCTTGAACTCCGAGCATATGGTTTGGAACGTTGAACGCGCGTGCTACGTCTTCAACTGATAGGCGACGCGAAGTTTCTAGCTGAGAGTTCTCAGGGTCTACCGCGGTTGGTTTCCATTCTGCGCCACCGGATAGAACTCCGGTCTTGTGTGAACGCTTTAGTCCACGGTGCGCTGAATCAAATCCACGGCGAAGATTTTCTGCCTGTTCGCTGTTTAGGTTTCCCGGAAAGGTAATGATTCCCTGCGGGGTTGCGCTGTTGCTAAAGAAGCGAGCTGCGTAAGATTCCAACGCCATAGACAAACCGAAGTTATCTTTGAGAGCTTCGACTCTAGCCATTCCCCGAATCTCACCCGGGCGAACTAGGTCAGAAATAAAGATAACGTCTTCGGAGCTGAGAAGATTTTTCTCTCCTTGAACTTCGAACATTACGCGTCCGATACCGTTGCGTCTAATTTGTACCTTGTGCGGGTTTAGTGGAACTAGGTTTACGACTTGACCGCCCGAGCGGAAGACGCGAATAAAAGCGTTGCCGTCGATTAGTAGGGAAACGATTACCGACTGCCAGAATGCGGAAGGCTGTTGGTCTAAGTCTGGCTTAGAAACCCAAGCTGGCTTCGGACGGAACGGGCCACGTGCGCCGTCGCGTCGAATGTAAGCGTCTAGGGGAAGCGTAGAGATTGTGTCCGAGATAAGGGATACCGCCGACCAAATCGCCGTAATCTTGAACGCGGTTTCTGAGTTGATAACCGTTCCAGACTGATTCAGGTCGGTTAGGTCTTCGCCGGCTCCCCATAGGGTTTGAAAGCTTATTGCCCTTTTCTCAAAAAGGTTATTCAACATTAGTTACGCTCCATAGCAATTCCAAATAAGACCGCCGCTGTTCCAGCGACAATAAGAGAAACGGGAATCGAGATTAGAGCAATTCCCGCAACGATTAGCGCGGCTCCGATTATTTGAATTACTGTTGCCATTATTCACCCTTAGAAAAAGAAGTCGGGAACCATTTCTTCTATTCTACTGCTAACTGCTCTATCGAAGGCTATTACTGCGGCTACCGCTGCGTCAATCTTCCGGGGAGAATGACGATTCTCTTTTACGATACGGATTCCCAAGTTGTCTATCTTGGTTACGGCGTTATCTAAGTGCCTTGATAGAACTGGGCTTCCATCGTGTTCTACGGTTCCGCCCGTGACTGCGTCGTAGAATTTAGCGCAAGCTTGAACCATTCGCTTCGGTGAAGTCGAAGGCCACTCGACAATCGGAACTCCCCGGTCTGCTAGGACTTCCATAGAGCGTTGCCAGCGGAAAGGGTCGCAAGCTACTTCTCGGGTCTTCGGGTATTTCTGAATAAAGTTCATAATCGTTTCTTCGACTTCTTGAATATCTACGCGCCATAAGTCGTCGTGGATAGTTAGGTCTTTTTCCCATTCCTTGACTAGCCAAAGGAACGGTTTATCTTCTTCGGTCTTTGGGATTACGCAAGCAACTAGAACGGTACAGTCGCCGGAGAACGAACCGTCGAACCCCAGAATGATTTCGTCGTCGGGGCTAGGTTCCCGTTCGCTTTTCAGTTCGTCCCAAGTTCCAGCCGGGAGCCAAGCGGTCTGGGAAGATACCCATTGGTTTAGTCGCTTGGTTCTAAACTCCGCTTCGGGTGTTCGCTTTACTGCGCTCTCGAAGTCTGCCTTGTCTACCAAGTCGTCGAAGCCCGGGTTAGCTTGCTCCCAAACTTTCGGGTCGCGGTGGTCGGCTTCGTCCGGTGCTGCCCACCACGCCATAAAGAAAGAAGGGTCTTTTACTTCTCCGCGCGAAACCTTCTGCCCATACTGGAACAAGTTGTAAGCAATAGAGTCGCCACCTGTCATATCCTTTTTTACTCCAGCGGTTGTGATTGCGATTAGCTGAGCAATACTTCCACGGTTTCCCATAGCCAAACTCATAACGTCAAAGAGTGAACGGTCTTTGTGCGCGTGTAATTCGTCGGCGATTACCCTATGCGGATTGTATCCCTCTTTGGAAAAACTCTCAGCGGAAAGAACACGATAGACGGAGTTAGTTGCCGGAACAAATAGTGCGTCCCGGTATACCTTGACCATTTCGCTTAGTTCCGTAGACTCGACAATCCTCTTAGCTTCACCGAATACGATTCGAGCCTGTTCTTTTTCAGCGGCGATTGAATAAACTTCCCCGCCGTCTATTCCTTCAGCGAGAAGAGAATAGAGTCCAAAGCTAACTGAAGCGAGCGCGCTCTTGCCATTTTTGCGCGGTTCTCCGATTAGGCAAGTTTTCGCAATAAGGCCGCCGTTTTCGTCGCGGGCATAGACGTGACGAATTAGTTCTTTCTGCCAGTCGCGTAGCTTTAGAGCGTCGCCAACCTTTCCGGCGATTCCGTCTTTACCGATAGTCCCGAAGGTTTCCGAGAACTCGATTACTATTTCTCCGTCGCCTTGTTCGATAGCTTTCTTGGGAACTGGAGTTAGCCAAAGCGGGGGCCAACTATTCACGGTTAGCCTTTTTCGCCATTAGCTCTTCCAGCTTGCTCATTTTCTTTACTTCTGCCACGCCTAATCGAGAGCGGTCGGACGGAGTGAATCCTAGAAGCCCTAGATTCGAAACGATTTGTCTGTCAATCTCTCGAAGTCCCCGGCGGTCTTTCGGGTTGTTATCTGTCATAACTCGCACTCGAAGATTCCAGCGTTCGTCGATTAGCTCGCAAGTCATAAGAAGAATTTCTAGGTCGGTGTTTGGAGATATCCAATTTATGCCAGATTGCCAAACCCTGTCCCAAAGTTCTTGCCCGTATTTTAGGAGTGGTCTAGCGGGTTCTGGAGTTTCGCTGGCTTGCGGGATTAGCATTATTGCCGATTGCTCGGGCAGAGCGCGCTTGCCGGGATTGCCAGTTAGTCGCTTTATCTCTGCTGGTTTAGTTGGTCTTCCGGCTGGCATTAGCTTCCCTTAAAAATTTTTTTAGTTTCCCAATCCCCTAAAGGGGCTTGACAGCTAACGAAGTTGGAGCGGTCGGCTGGGATTGAACCAGCACCTCGGAAACGGAATCCCCGTGGCTTACCTCTAAGCCCTCGACCGCATTTGGATAGGGTAAGGCTAGTTTAGCCACCTTTCTACGAAGTTGCTTATCTAGCGGGTAAATGTAGCGAAACTTTCCGGGACTAACTCGACTAGGAGCAAAGGGTCTTTCGGGTAAGTTATAAGCGTTTCTAGTGTGCATCCAACGACCGCCTATAAAATACTCGACTACTGAATTACTAGCTCCGGTAAATAGCCAGTTTCCAGCTTGATAGATTCCTCCCTTATGTCCCTCCTTTGGGTCAGCAAAACTAATAACGCAACGAAGTCCCGGGTTTAGTTCTTTTAGGTTCTTTAGGCATTGAGCTACTAACTGACTGACCGGGGTTTTGTGATTCGTTAGGGCTACTCTCGTTAGTTCGCATACTTCAGTTTGGTCTAATCCGAGAGAATTGCCGAGGAATGGGGAGGCTCCGCGGCTAAAGATTATTACGCCAATGTATTTATCTTCTTCGAATACGCCGAATCTAACCAGCTTTGAAGCCGGAATGCTCTTCGAGTAGTGCCAATTCTTTACGGCAAATAAAGCGGCTTGCTGGTTTACTAGCTTTATTTCAAACAACTTCATAACCCTTAGAAGTTTTTCTAATCTCAGAAAGACAGTTAGGGCAGGTAATCGCTGTCCGTTCGTCTAGCCGTGGAGCTTCAGCACCAGCGAAGAAGTCTTCGGGAAGTTCCGCCGGATTGAGTTTTACGAAACCGAAGTCTTCGATTACGAAGTTAGCTTCCTCTAGTTCGAGCAACTGACTAGCTAGGACTTCAGGCGACCAAGTTGCTAGTTCGGCGGTTCGGTTATCCGCTAGAGCGAAGGCTTTAGTCTGCTCTGGTGTCCAGTCGCCCGGGACTCTAACGGCTTGAATCTCTAGCCACCCTAAACGCTTCGCCGCTTCGACGGTTCCGTTCCCAGCAACGATTACGCCCCCTTCGCTTAGGACTATGGGCTTACGCTGACCGAAGTTTTTTAGGGAACCTTGAATCGCCTTTAGGTTCTTTTCGTCGTGTTGCCTAGCGTTAGCTGGGTCGGGCGTTAGGTCTTTGATTTGTAGGGTTTCGATTTTCATTCTTGCGCCTTTCTAGGCTTCTAGAGTAGCACCAGAAAACCAACTAATTTCGCGGGTGTTTACACAGAACTGCGGTCGGGGTATTTGACTCGCTGATATCCAACAATTTGCCCCGTCCCCGGGTACAGCCGGGAGGGGTAGCAAGGATAGGCGAGCGATTGAGCCTTGAGCCTAGCGGTCGAGGGGTTTGTTGCTTCTTCGTCTATTACAGCTTCTATGAGCAGGAAGAAGTCTTGCTGTATCTCCGGAGCTTGCCGGGATTACGTGGTCTGCTTCAAAAGGGTCATTTTCTTTTCTTCCTTCTCCGCACAAGTGGCAAAGAATTGCGTTGTCCCGGACGGCCTTAGCCCGTCGAGCGTAGTCACCCTGATACTGTCCGGTGCTTGCCTTACGGATTGCTCTTCTTGCCTCGTGAACTTCTTTTGCTTGCGCTTGGTGAGGAGGACAGAGAGGGTCGAGGGATAGGACGCCGCAGATACGGCAAGGCTTAGGGAACCTTCTAATCTTTTCCCCAACCTTTACCCTTGAGGTGTACCGGAGGCGGAGCGAAGACTCGAACTAACCATTGAGCGTCATTGACGCAGATAGGGATTCGCTCTTGTTCGTTTACCTTTCGGATAACAGTCATAGTCATACCGCACTTGGAACATTTGTAATCGTAAGTAGGCACTAAGCGGATTCCTTTAGGAAGTCTTCTATTTTACTTCTTCTTCCTGTTCGATAGCTAATGTCGTTTCGCTCCAACTCGAGGACGTAGTCCGGCGGAATAATGTGTTTCTTGTTTACACAATCTTTGTGACCGCAGGTTCTTGCTCCCGGAAGATAGAGCCTGAGCTTGCCGTCTATCGGATTGAAGTCTTCGTCTACTTCTCCAACCCAAGGACGACAAGGTTCGCCGTCATACTTTACTTCCCTAGATACGTGACCTCGGCAATCGTGGCAGCGTCCGTCGAACGTTCCCCGCGCCTTACGTCTTTCGACAGAAGCTTCGCTGATTGGCATACCGCAACGATTACAATTCATTTCTAATCCCTTCGCTTGTGTATCTCTTCTTTGAGTGCTTCAATAATTCCTGCGACGTCAGTATCTCCGAACGCGTCTATCTCTTTTACTTCTTCTAGCCAGTTGATTATTGTTAGACGCTCTAGTTCTTTGCCGTGATTGAGAGCGCGCAAGTAATCCTTTAGTTGCTTCATAGTTTGATTACCGTCCCTGTAAAGTCTTTTCCTTTTTCTATGGGAATGATAAGAAGTCCCGGGTCGGAATCTTCTCCGCTTGTTCGCCGGAACCACGAGCTTCCGGCGTCTAGGGCCGGGGCCATTACTACCCAGCGAGAGCGTCCGTTGCGTCGTCCGGTTTCTGTTACGCGAAGATGATGCCAATGCCCGTGAATGAGCAAGTCGGCCTGAGCAATAGCTTGGTCGCCGTGACTCTGACCGCGCCACCAATGCGCAACTTGTTCGGGTCTTCCTCCTGCTTGATGACCGTGAACTAACCCGGCAATAAACGACCCGTCTTCCCATACGTCAATCGCTAAGGATTCGTCGTGCGGTTGCGGTTCGTAGAAACTAAGTTCCTCGCGCGTAAGACCGACCTCGCTAGCCAATCGAGCAAGCTGTCGCTGAATGTGAATTCCCCAATCGTCGAGCGGACTTCCGAGAACCTTCTTTCCAATACGCCAAGCACAATGGTTGGAGCCAACAGAAGCTGCTCGAACCGGAGCGTATCTTGTTAGGACTTTCAATAACGACCACTCGAAAGTTGCCTCGAGGTCTACCTGCTCCATAAGAGAAAGGTCGTTCGTCCGCATAGGGTTGCCTCCGGACTCGAAGCCTTCGATTGAATCTCCAACGTTGAAGAAAAGAATTTGGTCGTATTTGTTTTTCTTGAGGTGTTGTTCAACGAGAGCAATCTTTTCTTCGACTCTCTCGATTAGCTCTTTAGTGCCTCCGCGTATGTCGTTAGCTTTTCCGGTCTGACTATCCGACCAACATACAATGAGAGCCTTCTCGCTCTTTTGCTCCGGTGAGAATCTTTTCTTTTCCTTTACTGTCTTCTTTGCTTGCGCATAAAGAAGCGGAAGGTCTATCCCGGATACTCTCTTGCGAAAAGTAAATCGAAACGAAGTAAGGAAGTCCCCACCTTCTTTTTGTTGCCACTTGCTAACGCGAGGCGTCCCGATTACCTCGAACTCTTCGGGATTCATTCCCGCAGCTTCCAAGAACTCTTCGAACGTTGCGGGTGATTCGGAGTAAGGCGTTGTTGCTTCGCCTTCGTTACCGTCAAAGATTACTCCCGGACGTCCGAACGGAGTCGGTTCTATTTTCTTTGCGGGTTCTAGGTTCTCTAACAAGAGCACTCTTTCTTTCGGTGACGCAGAATTGAAACATCGCTAATCTTTAGTCCTCTAGAGCTTAGTTCCCTCGCTAAAGCTCCGGAGTTGAATTCGGGATTGGCTAAAGCTCCGTCGAGTATTTCTTGGTCTTTCTTTTCTAGCTTGTTGCGTAGAGTTCTTACCGCGCAATTAGTTAGCTTCTGCGGAGGCTTCAGGTCTTCTAGCATTTGTTCCCCTAACGAGATTGAGTGCCAAGTCCCCGAGTTCGGGTTCCAGTCCAGCGTATTCCATTTCCCAAGCTTTAGCTATTAGCGACGCGAGGTTTTTTCTTATACTTTCGAAGTCTTCAGACCAAACTAGATTCGGGTCTTTGAGTAGCTCCAAAGCTTCCGGAAACTTATCCACGTCTTCTCCTATCTAGTAGAAACCATCTAATTCTGTATCGCAGCCATAGAATTTGACGGCGAATGTAGAACGGTTTTCTTTTTCCGCGGTGTTTACCCTTCGACAATTTCGACAATCCTTTCGAGAACTTCAACGTCTAGGTTCGTAATTACTACTGCGTCTTTGAGCAGGTCGGAGATTATTCTCTCGCGCTCTGCGATTACTCCGCGGTGATAGCCCCGGGCGAATGCGAACGTAAGCTTGCGCTCTTTCTTCTCTTTAGAGTTGGGCCTGAAGCCACTCATTGAAGGCCACCATATCTTTCTCTAGTTGCTCAATCATCTTCGCGTAAACTTCTAGCTCGATAAGTAGAAGGTCTAGTTTTGTTTCGATGTCCATTTCATCTCCTTGACGTGTAGGTGAGCTATTTTGAGTCCGAGATAGATTCCGTTCGTATCGAACGAACCTAGCTTGTATGGGTGGTTCTCGAATCGCTTTATTTCGCTCTCGATAGTTTCGAGAACTCTTGCTCGTTCTTCTCTTTGTGCTTCTAGGTATTGTTCGTCCATTAGTGCGTCCTTTCTTCCGATTTGTCACAAGCGTAGTCGTAGCAGTCCTGACAGTAAAGCCGGGAATAAAGCTCGGTACTGATACAAGAGGAGCAAGCACACTCAGTCATTTAGACTCCTCAAGTATTGGTTCATCTCTACCTTGTAGCGACCTTCGATTTCGTTTACTATGTCTTTGACCGTTAGCCCGAAGCCTTCGTGGTCTTCAACGAACGTGAGAAAATACTCGCGCTCGTGTCTTTGCCCGGCTCTGAATCCGTTGCTGTACGCCGTATTATTTGTGTATCGGTCGTCCATTCCAGCAAAGTATCCTTCGACGAACGCTTTCTTTCTTGGGTCTTCTTTCATTAGATTTTTACTCTTCCTTTTCTTCGGGGTCGCATAGTTCACAAAATACTAATTCGTTCCAAATAAAGCCACCTTCGCTTAGGTCAAACTTGGATTTACAATTCGCGCAAGTGTTCATAGTTCAACCTTCGGTCTGCGGTCTATCTTGTTTAGCTCCGAGTGAATCAAGTTTAGAGTTCCCGGGTCTAGCAATCTTTGAATACTTAGAATTTCGAGAACGCTTTCGGTCGCCTTCTGTTCGTCCCTGCGGCCTTTGTCGTAATCGTAGTTAGCGAGATACTTCGTTAGCATAAACATCTGCGTTCAATCCCTCCACTAGTTCGAGAATCTTCGCGACCGCTTTAGTTGGAACCGGATTAGTTGCTCTAATCAAGCGAATCATTTCGTCGCGCATAAGAGTCCGGCCCATAAGGATTCCGTCTTGCTGCGCTGTCTGGTAGCTAAACTGCTTCGGGTTGAAGTCGTCGTTCCCGAACTCGATAGCCGGATTAGTTTTACTTGACATTTTTATTCCTTTCCAAGAATTCTTTCTGTAGGTAATTCAATAGTTGAAGCTGTGCTGTGTATCGGTAGAGTGAAAGAGCCGGATTGTCCGCCCGGATTTCGTTCTGTTCTTTTGCGTATTCGTGTCCGACTTTTAGAATCCTTCGGAGAACGAACTCGACCTCTGTCATAGATACTTCCTTGTTAGGTAATCCACGAACCAAATTGCTGCGGCTAGGAACCCGAAGACTCCGAGAGTGTATCCAAGAAGCAAGTCTGTTTCTTGAAGCTTCCAACTACCAGCCAAGATAGCTGCGAAGAGAATAAAGAATCCGAATAGTTTCATTAGGCGATTACCTTTCCGGCGAAGAACTTTTCTCTTAGCTCGAAGAACTTCTCCCGGGCAAGTCGTCCGTTGAGTTCTCCGTCTAGTGACGTATACCATTCGTTCCAAGTTAGAGAATCTACTTCTACTTCTACTCGATAGACTCTTCCTTCTTCTGCGCTGTTGTGTGTTAGCTCGACGAAGTTTCCTTCTTCGGTCATTACTCTTTCTATAACTTTGATTCGCTTCATTCTTGCTCTCCCTTCTCTTTCTGAATCTCTTCGAACGCTTTCTCAACAAGACCCTGGTAGTAAAGATTCAGGTCTGCGGACATTAGAGAAAAGATTGTTGTTTCGGAATTTATCTCTAGACCGTATTCTTTCCAAGCGTCTGTGTCTTCCATTGGTAGTTCTTGCCACTCTTTCATAATCCCGGAATAATAAACCGGAGTATTGCTCTCCGCGTATTCGTGGAGTCTGCTCTCGGTGACGTGTTCCCAATCGTCGAGAAGTTCTTGCTTGATGTCTTCGTAAGTTGCGAGGTCCATTTGTTTTTCCTTTCTTAGTTTGTTGCTTCTAGAATGATTGCTCTAGAGTCGGAGCCGTCCCACTCCCACTTGAACCCGGAGCGATTGAGGATTGCCATAACTTGAGCAGCAAGAAAAGTATCTCCGATGTTTTGGTGATTGAGTGAACCGCCGTCGAAGCTATTCCAGCGACTCTTCAACTGGTAGATTGCCGGGACGGTTTCTTCGATTACAGATTCGCTACACCCGATACAGCAACCCTTGAGGCTTGTGTTTACTTTGATTCCTAGAGCCTTTAGTTCTTTTCTTGCTTCTGCCCAATTCTTGTTCATTTGTTTTCCCTTTCGTTTTCCGGGGGACGCTTACGCGCCCACCCTTTCTAGTTTCTCGATAAGACTTTCAACTTCTGCTGCTGCTTTTTCCCAGCCGTAGGCTTCGACTTCGTCTGAGGTGAAGAAGTATTCGGACTGGTAGTTCAAAGCACTAAGAATTCTTTCTAGCTCTTTGGCTGTTAGCTTTACGTTCATTTCTTTTCCCTTTCGTTGCCCCGGCTTTTCCGGTTAGTAATAAATTACCACAGATTTTCGGGAATTTCTACCAATTTTGGCAGATTTTGGGAAATTTTTGGGAATGTTACCAAATCGTTATAATTCGGGTTTGTTCGAATACTTGTTCGAAGAAACAGAGGCCGTAGAAGGCCCGTAGAAGGCTTTTTAGTGCGAAGGTAAGGTATTTACCCTGACAATAGCTCCCGGGCCTCTATCGTCCGCGTAGAGCTTCTTAGCAGTAATGCTGATAATCCTTGAATCGTCGCGGATTATTGTCCCGGATAGGGAGTCACCGACGCTTCGAATCAGCTTGTCGAGGTCGGGCATTACCGCCGGGAACTCCCGGGTTGCTGTCTTGGGTCTAGGGAGGTAGAAGATGACAAAGAGTTCGACAGGGTCTTCGATAAGGTCAAAGTCCGGCCCGACTAAATCAAGAGCTGCGAAAGATACGGCGTTGCGCCACCGCTTGTGTTTTGCTGAATTGACTTGAACGATTCGTCCGTTTATTACGGAGTGCGAACCTTGAGAAGCGGGGTCGCCGAATACTTCGATTAGTAATTCAGTTGCGGACATACTGCCGCCACGCTTCGGTGATTCCTGCCCAAAGGTAGAAAAGACCGAAGACTAGTCCCGTCACGTGTAGGAAGCCGGAAGATTCGGAAGCGAACTCCACGAATAAAATTCCGGACGCAACGGGGACTAGCCAACGGATAAACATTAGAACGGCAGAGCGTCTTCGTGAGTCGGAACCATTCCCGGAGCTTCGGAAGCGTCGAGTTTGATTGTTGCGAAGTTGATTGACAGATTTACTACGGTTTTGTCTTCGCCTTCTTTGTTCTTGTAGTTTCCGATTGCCGCTGAGAGCAGACCGCGAGCGGATACTTTTTGCCCGACCTGAAGTGTTGAAGTCGGAGTATCTAGCCAAGCGGTATATCTTGCGTCGCGCTTTTCGCCGTCTTTTGATTTGAAGGTTTCGAGAATCTGTACGCCTTTGTTTCCAAAGACCAGTCCAACGATTTCGCCTTTTACTTCTACTGTTGCCATAGTGTTTCCACCTTTCTTTTTTTCTACCCTAACAGTTAGTTAGGACTTTTTTATATGCTCGGGGTTGACGCAGTCAAGATGACCGCAGTTCCGAATCCCGGGAAGAACTGGAAGCCCTTCAAAGATTGGCTTGGAAAGAGTTTCAGCGTCGAAGTCGCCTTGCCACGGAAGACACTTGGTATTCCCATACTTGACAATGAGCGACTGGCCCATTCGACAATCGGCGCACCGGACGCCCGTCTTAGGTTCGTCCATTTTGACGCGCCAAATATGCCCGCAACGGTTACATATCGCTTCATTCTCTTCCACCGCATTAGAGTATCAGCCCTTGATTAGTCCGGCTTGAATAGCGGCGTTCCGACAACACGGGTCGCAGGTCAGAAGTCCGATTCCGTGAGCGCATTTCGGTTGCGGGGTTCCCTTGCGTTCTTCGGTGTACGAAGTCGCTCGGGTTTGTTCGGCCTTTCTTTTCTCTTTGATTCGCTGGGCATAGGCGATAACGTGCTTGGCTTCGACGTAGCTAATTGAATCGTCGCGCTGGGCTTCGATTACCGCAGTCTTAGCTTCGGCGAAATCTAGGTAGCCGATTAGGTCAAACCAAACCTGAAGTTTCTCAGCGGTCAGTTGTCGGTTGTCGATTGCGCTTAGGTATTCCATTAGCTCTTTGAGTTCGTTCTTAGTCATTTGCCCATTCTTCCAAAGCCTTAGAGTCTGTTGTCTTGCGTTTCGGTAGTGGCCCATTCGCCCAAGCTTCAGCATTCAACCACGTAGCCGGGTTCTTTATGAATTGCTTCTCGGGTAGATTCGGGTCTTCAGCGTAAGCCTTAGCTCCAGCGATTACAACGGCTGGGTCTTGATTCTTGATTGCCCGTCTGAATGCCCGTAGAGCTGCGCCCTTGTCTACCTTCTTCGGATAGCTTTCCCAGAAAGAATCAAATTCTGAATCGCTATATATTCTCTCGTTATTCTTTAAGTTGTTCTTCTTTAAGATGTTGTTCTTATGTAGCGGATTGTCCTGCGTAGGCTTATCCAACGTAGGTTCGCCCGACGGGTCTTGGGTTGTGTAGGTGTATCCGCCCAGATAACCTTTTTCGTTTCTCTCCCGGTCTTCGGAGCGCATTAGATACCCAGCTTCGAGCAGTTCGTTTATCAGCGTCCGGATTGCGTCGCGTCCAACTCCATTAGCGAAGGCTAGGTTTTCTTGACTGATTCTCCAACCCGGAGCGTGAGAAAGAAGCTGGGCTAGAAGTCCTTTAGCTCCGAGCGAGATTCTAGAGTCGCGCAACCAATCGTTCGGTATCTGCGTGAAGTGGTCGTCGAATGAGTGGTGTCCCCGAATCAGCGGCATTAGTTCCCTTTCTTAGCTAGTCCGATACTAGCCAACAAATCAGCCAGCGGAATCAGTCGGCCGATTGAAGCCTTGGTTGCCTTTGACGCAATTGGTTGTCTAGCTTCTCGGGGGTTCGTGTTGCTTATGAATTGCTTTAGGACGCTGGTTTTGACCATTACGAATCCTTCCCCGAGCGGTGAGCCAAAGCAATAGTATTCAGCTTCACTTACGTTTATGCCCGATTGCTTCTTATCCGAAGCGTCCGGTTCCGAATACTGCCACGTTTCAACGTAGACGTTTCCCGTTTCGTTTACTCGATAATCAGTTTTGACTTCTATCTTCTTGCCGATTAGGTCAGCCAAAAAAGTTTCGACAAGCTCTTCCCCGATTCGTCCCCGTGTAAAGTCCACGTCAAAGCGTGGTTCGTATCCAGCCATTTTTTCCTTTCAGTCTGGTTGGTTCGTTGGAACCTTTCCAAAATTATCGTCTAGCAAGTGCCAGCCGTCCCAGAGGCGCACCGGAGTTTCTGCCGGGTCTTGATGTGAGTAGAGTTTCCAACCTAGAGTTCGTGCCTTGGCTGCGAAGCCTGATTGCGATTCCATTAGCCCATTTGAGTAAGAACAAAAAGCAATTATGTTCGACGGACGATTCCGTTCTTTGCTTCCACCCATTCCGCGATTAGCTCGGTGTTGCGGAATAAGTTCTGGCCCAGTTGAACCGCAACAAGGACAAGCCTTATCTCGGTCTAAGTATTTTTGAAACTCTTTTTTATTCATCTTCCCACGGGTCATATTTCTTCGCGGGTAGGTCTAAGCCCGTCCCGGAATAGTCTGCGGAGAATCCGATTGTTGAAGAGCTGTCCGTATCTCTGAAATTGAGAATCTCTTCTTGGGTTGGAGCCGGGCACGAATGACGACGAATCCAATTCTTGTAAAGCTGAGTAGCTTCGTCCCCGGACGCTTGAAAACTTGCGCCACAAGAACACTTTTCCCGTATCTTCATAAGCCGCCACTCTCCCGCCCATTAGTCTAGCTCCGCCATTGGAGTTCTACATTACGGCTAATAACGGCGGTCATTGTGGCCGTATCGGATAGGACTTTCATCTTCATTTTTACCCGATTGAACTCCGCCCGGGCTAGGTCTGCCTTTAGCTTTTCGTCTACCGCTTGGAGTTTTGCCACGGCTTGACGGTCTGCTACCGTCCCTTGACTATTCAAGAAGGATAGAGAAACGGACTTGTCATAAGTTGCCTCAGCGTCCGCTAGTTTCACTTCTGCGTCATAGAGAGCCGAAGCACCTTTTTCCATTTCCTTGCTTATCCGTTGAAGCTCTTCGACGATTTGACCGGGGGTTTCCATTAGGCCAACCTTTCCGCCATAGTCTTTATGGCTTCGAGAATCCCAGCGTCGGCCTTAGCAGTCTTCGCTTCGGAATAGAGCAGTCGCAACTTGTCGATATCTTTAGCACTAGTTAGTTCGCCAGCTTCGTAAAGCCACGCGCGAACTGGAAGTTTTGGAGTCTGTCCGCGAGCAACCTTTTCCATTTCTTGTTTCGACGGGCCTTTGGAACCGCCTAATGCCCACCTAAGACTTCTACCAAGAGCGGAGGTACACGCGTTTTCTAGCGCGGAAGTTTTGTTAGCCATTCCAACGCCGTCTACTTCAAAAGCCCATTCAGTAGCTTTTGGTAGTTCGCGCTCTTGGTCTTCAGCATTTAGATAAACCCTAGCTTCGACAACCCAAGTTCCAACAGCGCGGTCTTGCGGTGTGGTGTGATTGACAATTACGCACCTGATATCTGGATACTCCGCTATTGCCCTTGCGTGTCTTTCCTCGACTGTTTCGTACTCGTTTAGATTGAATTGTGCCATTTACTTTTTTCCTTTCTCGTGATGTAAGTAAGGGTTTCCCATTCCCCGGGCGCGCAAGCTAATCGCGTGTTCGCCGTAGACGATTCCCTTTTTCTTTCCGCCCATAGCCGATAGGACTCGACTCTTCAGTTCGGTAAGTTTCTTTTCTGCTTCTTCGAATTGACTTAGAGCAATAAAGTAGTGAACGCCTAGTTCGTCTAAGTGTTCTTCTCCGTCTTCGATTTTAGGATTCATAGCCCGGATAGTTTCGAAGGTTGAATTGCTTCCGTCCCAGTCCGGCATTTTGTTGTTTAGAACTGATTCCCTGAAGCGGTAAGCGGCAGCGATTAGGGAAGTCGCTTCGAATGAATCCCACTCGACTTCGAATTCCTGATAGCTGGAACCTGCTAAAGCAACAAGAACCGCTTCTTGAATTGCGAAGACGTTCATATACCAAAGAACCTGCGCCCGGTAGTGTTGCGGAACTTCGCTCCAGTAATCGCGCGAGAACTTGACTTCGATAATGCCCCAAGTTCCGTCCGGCTTGCGATAGAGCGCGTCCGGGTTAGCTCGTTGCCAACTGAATTCTTTATGCGCCCAAGTTCCGGTGGTGAAGATTTCGTAGTCCGGGTGTTCTTCAGCGAAGATTTCTAGGATTGGAGTTTCTAACTTGTTGCCTAGACGCATAGACATATTTGGTTCTATGTCGTCCGCGATTTGTTTAGTCTTCTTTGCCCATTTCGTTATCTGAGATTCCCACGGAGAAAGTCCGGCGATTGCTCCGATATCGGAACCACCCACGGCTGCGTCTTCGTTTCTTAGTTCGTGCCACTCAGGGGAACCAGATTCGAAGTCGCCTAAGAATACTGCGTCCCCTAATTCCTTTAGTTCTAGCTTGCTAATCATTTTTTCCTTTCTTGCTATTTTCGGTCTAACTTTCCGATAAGGTCAGACTATGACTACCCTACGACAATTATTGGGAATTGAGCGCAATTACCTAGAACTTCACGAAGCGATTCGAAAGGTCGGCTCGGTCGAGTGCGAAGAACTGCCCGACGTGTTCTTTGCCCAAGAAGCAAGCCAAATCAGCCAGAAATTAGTAGAAGAAATAGCCAAAGGTATCTGCCAGAATTGCCCAGTTCGGGTACAATGCCGGGACTATGCCAAGTCTACCCGGGTTGCGGGGATTTGGGGAGGCACTACTGAAGCGGAGCGTTACTCTTCGTCGGGGACGTAAGTAATAGCTAGAGCAGAACCACCGATTGCTAGTAGAGCTGCGGCCACGTTTAGAATCTGCGCGCCTAGTTCGGTAGTGATTGTTCCCAAGCTAATGAGTAGCGGAACGGTTGCGGCAACAATTCCGTAAATCCATTTACGAGTGGCTGGTTGAAGGTTCAACATTATTCTTCTTCTTTCTTGTATAGGTTCACGTCTTCAAAGGTAGCAGACGCCGTGTACGCGGTAAGAATAATCGAGATAAGAGCTACCCCGCCGATTACAAGCTGGACGGATACTTCTTTGTCAAAAAAGAAGGTTCCCATTCCGAAGATAATCATAACGAAGCCCAAGCGATAACCGCCATAGATTAGTTTCCGGCGATACTTCCAAGACGGGCCAGAAGTGTCTTCGCCTTCTTGTTCCCGAAGAAGCATTAGAGCGTCAAAGATTTTCACTTTAGCTTGTCTAGAGCTATTTGGGTTTTTATGTAGCTAGTCGGTTCGGTGAAGCGGGTTCCGTTGTTTGTGTAGACGTAACGCTTCCCGCGCTGAATCTCGAAGTGAAGGTGTGGCCCGGTAGATTCTCCGGTATTTCCAGATTCGCCTAGTTTCTCGCCTTCAAAAACTACGTCGCCAACTTTGATTTCTGCGTCTTTTATAGAGCCTTTTTTCAAGTGATAGTAAGACGACGTAATCCATTCCCCGTTTATCTTGTGGCTGAGTCGAACAATGTATCCAGCCCCGGCAGGTTCACCGTTAGGGAACTTGATTGTTGAAGGCCCAGCGTAAATAACTTTTCCGTTAGCAATAGCTCGAACCGGGCGACCAATTTCAACCGCGTAATCGACGCCGTTGTGGTGCTTGCGGGTTTTCTCTATCGGGTGAATTCTCCAACCATAAGGCGAAGAGATTCTAGGGATTGGTTTGTCAAAGGGAAAGCGCATAGTTCTATTTTACAAGAAGAGAAAATAAAGCCGAAGCTAGTCCGGTAATTCCTGCTGCGAGTCCGGTGTAAGCAATTTTCTCAATCCAAGCTAACCGGGCAAGGGTTAGTTCGACTTCTCGAAGACGACTAGGTACTTCGTCTAGGTGGTCGAGCTTTTCAAGAATCTTGACAAGGGTTTCCCCGTGTTCAAGTTGCTTGGCGTAAATTGCTTGCTGGGTGATGCGTACCCCAGTTGTTTCCTCAGCCATTAGTTAGGCTCCGAGAAGTCTGCCAGCTCCCAAGCTAGTTCTGATTCGTTCCAGTAATAGGTAAAGCCGTCAGTTGGATAAGCAAGAGGGGCTTCCCATTGACAAGTTTGTTCGATTAGTTGCCAGCTAGGGTATGGCTTCGGTGGAATAAAAGCGTCACGCTCAGAGTCATAAGTAAAGCCAATACCTGCATAATTTTTTCTAATTTTTCCGTTATAGCTGGTTCTCTTACAAACCTGACCTCGAAAGTTGCCATACCAAGTTTCAGTATCAAGACCTTCAATAAGTTCAGTTTCGTCAATTCCAGTAATGACCTCAGTGACAATGTTGTTGCTGTCTAAAAATGCGTAGTGTGCCATTATGTAAAGCTCACATTCCCAGAACCAAGTGTAATTGTTGTAATCTTAAACCCACCAGACGGAGCTGATGTTGAGCCTGTTAAACCTGCTCCGATTGTAATTGTTCTGCTATCTGGGTATTTAAGTCTCACCACACCAGAACCTCCATTAGCACCGGCCTGATTCCAAGAACCACCACCGCCACCACCAGTGTTAGTTGTGCCTGCACTAGGGGTGTTAACCGCACCATTACCTCCACCAAAAGTTCCTGCACCTGCAGCAGAAGAACCAGCTCCACCACCGCCACCAGCATACTGAGTAGACTCCCAAGTTATACCCGCTCCACCACCTGCACCAGTGTTTCCTGCTCCAGTTCCTCCGATAGCACTTGCACCTCCACCACCACCAGAATTAGAACTGCCTGTTGCACCTCCACCATCAAATCCTTCAACTGGAGAATAAGCCCCTACGTTTCCTGCCCCACCTAAACCAGCAGAGTTACCTCGACCACCTCCAGAACCTCCAGTACCACCAGCCACAGCCTGTCCACCACTTCCTCCTCCGGAGGAGCTAAATGTTGAAAAAGAGGAGTTGACACCATTAGCAGAGGCAGCTCCACCTGCACCAATAGAAATTGCGTAATTTAAACCTTGGTTTACCGATATGTCAGTAAAACTTCTTGCACCTCCGGCACCGCCTCCTCCAACTGCACCGCCACCGCCACCAGCGACCACAAGTGCGTCAAGAGAAAAAGCAGCAATAACACCTGCCGCCGAATAAATACCTAACGCTGAGAGAGTCATTAGACCGCCGTTGCGTTACCAATAATGCGGTAAGAGTTAGAAGCCACACAGACAACAGATACAGCGTCATAACGCTGACCAATCTTGTAAGCGGTTCCAGCAGTTCCGCGTCCAGATAAAGTAGTTGCGGTTCCGTCGCGGGTAATGGTTACGGTTCCAGCTCCGTCTTGGAGAATGTCGATTCTTTCTCCGGCTTGAAAAGCGGTAGCGGTTCCGATTGTCACGGTCACGGCTGAAGCTGCGGTGAAGACTAGAGTTTCGTAGCGGTCGCCCGGAAGAACGGTGTAGGTGGTCGCCGTGCTAGTAGCAAGATTGACTTCGTTGCTTAGGTATAAATTGACGTCGGCTGCCGCTAGGACTTCTCCAGCGGTAAAGGTTTTTCTAGGCATTGTTTTCCTTATGTCTTTCTTCTATTTTACTCGTAAGCAAGGCGGTCGTCGTCTAGGACACCCAAAACGGCGTCATCTAGTATAAAGATTGCGAAGTCTAGGCGCTCCAAGCTGAAGGTTATGTTCTTACTGTTATTGTCCCAGCTATTGTTTATACCGATTACCCGGCAATACTGCTCGATAGCCGGGGGAACTTCCGAAGGCAAGAACTTGACTTGAACAATGTCGCCGATTTCTAAGTCTAAGACTAGGTTCTGTTGTTCGGCTGAAATGTTGTCTAGCGATACGGTCACGGTTTCGAATCGGTATTGCGGTTGCTTGAATCGCGCTAGTAAGAAGTCGGATAGAAACTGAAGGTCTGCGGGATTCTGGACTAGCAGCCCGGACTTGTCATAAACGCGAACACCGTAGAGAGCTTGACTGTCTAGGTCTTCCGCGAATCCTTGGTCTGGGATAGCTTCGTCATTTTCTAGAAGAATACGATTGTAAAGATTCTCAGAACCGTAGACAATGTTCACGTCGATAAAAGGAATGGCAGTAAGAAGCGGGTCTACTGTTGTATTGGCAAAGACTACGTCGATAACGTTTGGGACGGAGTTTCTTTCCCTAAAGACTACGTTGCCTTCGCGTGAAATAAAGATAGTTCCGAACTCGCTAGTTTCTACAAGCTGAAGATAAGTAAGTGTTCCCGTGCCTTCAGTAACTACGGAATCAAGCATTAGGGTATTTCCCGGGTCTATCTCTCTTCTGGCAGTAGGCCAGCCAACTTCAGGAAGGTCTAGAACGCGTTCAATTCTTGCTCCTGCTAGTTCGCTTGGGGGAACTAATTCGTCGAGAGAAGAGTTAGCTAGAACGGAGAAGGCGTCCGAAACCGCTATTGAAACCACCGACTTCTTTCCCGGTTCATACTGAATATCGAAGTCGTCGATAAAGCCGTTGAAGACCGGGTAATTATTAGAGCTAATAACCACCTCACGCCGGGGGATAAGCTGCCCGTAATAAAGTCCGGCTTCGTAGAGCGGGTCAAAGAGTCGGTCGAAGTTGTCCACCGTAATTGTCGCCACTCCAGCGTCCACGCGGTCGAGAGCTTGGGACTTTCCTCGACGGACGGCGACGGAAACAAGACGGGAAGAAATGTCAAAGAGCTTCGTTCCGCCTAGTGTGAAATCCGTGTTGTCAAGAACACCTTTTACGGCGTCGTCTAATCGAAAAGCAAACGGGTCGTTTCCTCCTAAGTCAAGACCTAGTTCGACCTTCATAGCTGGAGCTGCCATTACGCGCCCTGCCAGACCGCGCCTGAAGTTCTTTCGTAAGCCTTGATAGCGTCAACGATTGCTTTTCCAATAGTCGCACCGGAACCAACTCCGCCTTCTACGTTTATGTTGTAGACGTTTTGTTGCGCTTGGTTATTGAATCTTGACTGAGTTCCAGTCATACCGATTTCTGAACCGAGAGTTTGGATTTCGCCATAGCCCGCGTTTATTCGTCCTAGAGCGTCCGCTCCGCCAGCGACTAGGCTCGCTGCTAAACGTGCGCCCGCAACTGGCCCAGCTTGAATAACCTGTTGTAGAAGATTTGCGTTTAGTCCCATATCGGATAGCTTTGTGATGTTAGCCGAGAACGACTTTACCCGGGTGAGAAGCTTGTCCATATTCCGAATAATTGAATCTGTCGAACCACCTAGCTCGGGAAGGCTAAACGCTCCAACGATTGAGTCTTTGATACTAGAGAATATGCTAGTGACTGAATCGCTAAAGGACTTGTAAATTCTTTCGCGTTCGTCCGTAGCTGCTTTTTCTGAAGCAATAAGTTCATCACGTTTTCTATCCGCTTCTTGTTGGTCAGCTAGGATTTGCGCGTTAGTTGCTTCGGTCTGAGCTTTGATTTCTGCGATACCTGCGGCGGTCTTGTTGAACTTGTTTTGAGTTCTTGTAGCTAAGTCCGTGTTGCCCTTTGCTATTTTCTTAGCAATAGCCAATCCCTTAGTTCCGCCTAGAAGGTCTGCCGCCAATCCCTCGGAGATACCCCTCTTAGTAGTTAGTTTGGTAAATAGTTTTTGATTTTTTACCGCTGCGTTTAGAGTTTGTGAGTAAGTTTTTTCTGCCGTTCCGCTTTTACTTGTGCTTCCGGAAAGACCAGCCATAAAGTTTGTCATACTGCTTTGAGCGAATGACTTGTCGAGATTCATTCGGCGTTCTGCCGCGTCTGGGCCAACTGATAGAACGGGTGGCTTATACGCAGCCGACGCGCTGTTTAGTCCTTCGATTGCGCTCTTCGCTGCGCCGTATTTCGTGGCGGCCCATTCTGCGTCTTGTCCAGATTTCAGAACTGCGCTTCCAAAGCTAGTGACGGTTGGAGTGGTAGCTCTTGCGCCTTCGTTGGTCTTTGAGATTCCGTCGATTATGAAACCAAGAGCTACAACCGCCGCGCCAATTCCACTCAATAACAAAGCGGAGCGCAGGAAACCAAGTGAAATAGTCGCCTTCTTAGCTGCTAAGTCGGTTCCACCTAGAACGGTATTAGTAACAACTGCGATAGCGTTGTAGATTCCCTGCGTTACTTTGATTAGGTTGTAAGCCGTATTCAAAGCGAAGAGCGCACCGGAAACCTTGATAATTACTTCTGCGTTCTGAAGAAAGAAAGTAGCTGTATCGAGAAGTGCTTTAGCTAGTGCTTTCCAATCTACGGAGTTTACTGCGTCGCGGAGTTTTGAACCAATCTCCGGAGCCATTTCGCGGAGTCCGTCCATAAGACTTCTAAGAGCTGGCATTACGATAACGCCGATTTCTTCGCTGAAGTTTTCTAGTTCAATTCCAAGAAGCTCTATTTGTCCTGCGAAGGTTTGTGCGTAAGCTTGCGCCGAACCGCCGAACTGAGATTGTAGTTCCGCAAGAATAATCTTCTGCGCGCCAAGAAGGTCGCCTGATTCGGTGAGAGCTTTTATCTGCTCTCTCTGTTGCGCGGTGAATTGGATACCAACTCGGCTTAGGGCAGAGAGTCCTTTTACCGGGTCGTTCAACGCCTTACCTAGACGGATAGCTTCGGTGGTTGCGTCGGTTCCCATAGCCCGGGAAACGTCTAGGGTTGCTTGAACTGTCTGGTTGAAGATGTCGTTGTTTAGCCCGGACTGATTCTGAATGTTCTTGAAGGTGAGAAGAAGGTTTGCGCCGGACTGAATTAGTTCGTCGTCTACTGCGGTTTGACGACTTAGAGTTTCAGATAGGTTTGCGATATCTGCGGCAGTTCCATTAGCGGTAGTTCCGGTAGACCTTAGAACCGCTTCGGTCTGCGACATTATTCTTTGAGCTTCGGCTGCGTTCTGGACGCTCTTACCTAGAGCTGCGGCGACCGCTCCAATACCGACTCCGGCAATAGCAGCGTTTCGTCCTAGAGCTTGGAAGTTGCCACGGACTTTGTTTAGCTGATACTGCGCTTGCTTCAAACCCTTAGAGTCGAAGACGGTGATAATCGGTATTCTGACTGCCATTACATTACCTTTAGCTTCACGTTTGTTTTAGTTGTGTATCTCTTGATGATTGCTAGAACTGCCGCGGATACGCCTTCTTTTTTAGCTTCGTATCCCTTCCAGACATACCGGGAAGCCTTGCCCTGAAGTTTCTTTAGCATTCCTTTAGCATTGTTAGAGTTAGCGTCTGGGCCGGAACCTACTAAGTCGAGAATCTCAAAACCTGCCGCGTTGTCGGGAGAAATTGCTTCGAAGCCGATTAGAGAACGCTCCGTGCCACCCCTGCCAAGTTTTGCGCTTGGTCTTATGTAAGTCCTAATCTTAGGAATTACGTAGCGAGTTCTTCCGTTGTGGAGCATTCCAAATAACGGAGAAACTTTAGGAACCTTAGACTCTATGGAAGAAAGAACCGAAGCAACGCCGGGTTCGGTTATGATTTCTTTTCTCATTTGTGCGAAGAGCTGTGGTTCGAACTTTTTTAGTTCGTTGACGGTTGCGCCTATGCCTTCAACATCTACTCGTAGCATTTCAACCAGCCTTCTTTTCTTCTATTCTACCGAATCCAAATAAAGAAGCCCCTGCCGAAGCAGGGGACTTCCTTATCGCGGTGGAAGGTTCTTAGCGACAAGCCACCTGTTCATTGTCCAAAGCATTCGGTCGGACTGCTCCAATAAAACACTTGGAGGAATTCCGGACTCGACCGCTAGGGAAGCTATGAACCAATGAGCGGAGCTATCGCCTAGTCCGACTATTCTGTTACTTTTGGGTCTTCTGTTGCTCCAATAGCGTCTACTAGTTCTAACCAAGCTTCGAATTCTTTGTCTGTTTGCTTCTTGCGCTTTTCAGAATGCCAAGCCAAGAAAAGCAACCAGCCCATTTTTGGGTCGTCTAGTTTTGCTATTGAAACGTCGTACTTGTCTTCGAACGCCACCATATCGGGAGCCGATACAAGAACGTCCTTGTGTGTTCCGTCTGCGAACTCAATGCGTAGGGTTAGTTTCATTCTTTATCCTTATGCGGTTGCGAAGGTAACGGAACCCGAAGTTGGGTAAGAAACTGAGAATGTCGCAAGGTCGCCAACTGCTCCGGCAACTGGGGAAACGCTGTTCACGTGAACAAGCGCAGTCCACGCAGGGTTAGACGAAGACGTTACGGTTCCGTTCGGGTTGATTGTGACGGTTGCGATTGTTCCAAGTAGCGGGTTTAGAACGGTGTTGATTTCACCAGCGGCGTATCCGCTGTGGAAGTCTAGGGATACTGTTCCCTGTTTTAGTCCACCGATAATTTCTGTCCAGCCGTTTGAACCAAAGCTGGTCACGTCAATATCGGTAGAGGTTAGCTCTAGAGTTGCGGCAGCGACGGAACTTGAAACTGTTCCACCGTTGATTGTGACCTTTGGGTTGATAACTACATATTTTGGCATTTGTTTTGTTTCTCCTATTTTCCTAGCGGTTTTATTGTGCGTAAACTACGACGTTGAATTCAGCGGCTAGATAGGTAACTTCGCCAATCACAATGGAGCCGTAGTTCCGCATATCGGTAACTCGGAGAGAATCACATCTCCCACCGAGCGTCCTGTCTAATTCTATCGCAAGCTTTACTGATGAACTCCCGGCTGGAGTCACGTAAGAATCGAGAAGTCTTTGCGCGGTTCTTTCTCCCACGCGTCCAACGATACAAGTAATGACGAAGTTGTATTCGTCTAGTCCCCGGGAACCAGCCTTGTCATAATTGACGCTGGCGACGTTGATAATCGAGATAGGCGGGGAGATTGTGTCCGGTGTTTCGGTGGTAGTTCTCAGCCCGGAGATAGTTCCAATGGCGGCAGCGAGTCCGGCGCGTAGGTCGGTAATCGAAGCCATTAGGCGAATCTAACTTTTCTGTAAACGTCGATTAGGTGCTTCACGTCCGGGTCAAGTTGAACGCCCACGCGGATGGCTCCCATTTCGCCAAATCCGGCGATACCCAAAGGCGAATCGTTACGTTTGAAAATTCTTGCGGCCTGAATGATTGTTGCTTGCTTTACCGCGATTGGAACCGCTGACCAGCCCCAGACGCCCACAACGCGAACGGTTGCTTCTCCGTCTAGGACGTTGAAGATAAAGTCGTCTACGGCTCTTATACGGGTAGCTGGGTGTCCTGTAAGACCGTCCACGTTTCCGTTTAGTGGCTCTAGCTGATAATCCTTAGCGGCCCAAGTTGTGCCGAAGTCGTCGCCGTCGGAAGTCTGAAGAGTCGTCAAAGAAATTAGGTCGTCAATTTCGGCAACGTAAGAATCCTGCGGAGCGAATAGACGGGTCGCAGTTCCAGCGTTGTAGAAGTAGCGTTGGGTGTAGCTATCCACCATTCGGGAAGCTGATTCGACCGCAAGCTCTAGCAGAGCGTCGTCTACGCTATCGGTAATCCGAGCCGAAGCTTTGATTTCTGCGAGTGAGCAATATCCGTTTACGATTGCCATAAGATTTTCCTTTGTTCGTTTCTATCTTACCAGTCGGGCTTTTATGGCGGTCGAGCTGATTCCAGCGGTGTAGGGAATGTAGATTAGAGAGATTCCGCGGTCGTCTAACCAATCCTGAGTGAATCCCATTTGCGCGTAGTAGTCGCGCCTTGCCCAGTCTGAGCCAATCGCAAGAATGTCTGGAGCCGTCATTTCAATAGCGGGCTTTGAATCTGCGCCGCCGTAGTTAGGAATTACTTCTGATACCGAACGACAAGAAAGAAGAACTGCCCGTCTTTCTTCGTAGCTAATGACTGGACGCTTGCCTTTGTAAGCTTCAATAAATTCGTCCGTGTTTAGAGAAACTACTACCTGTCCTAACTCGGCGCAACGAGCTAAGAAGTTAGCGTGGCCCGAATGATAAAGGTCGAACGTTCCCCCGGTGTAAACGGTTAGTCCCAACGGTTAGCCCTTCGAATAGTCAAGTCCCAGTAGCCCGGGGAGAAGTCATTCTCGATAACTTTCTTATCCATTAGCTTTCGGTTAGCTTCGTAGGTTCGGTCATTTTCTTTTCTCTTACCTTCAAGGCTAGAAGAATTTTGATGATTCACTCCGGCTTGTATTTTATGAACCTTTACCCCAGCTTTTTCCATTCTGCGCTGAAGGTCGTTATCGTCGAAGTAGAGCGGATAGAAACGTTCGTCATAAAGTCCAGCCTTAGCTATTGCGCCTTCTCCAAATACAACGCACGACCATTCGGGAATAATGTCTACGAAGTTCATAGCGTCCGGGTCTACGTCCCGCGCAATTATTTCTAGCGCTCCAGCTTCAAACCAAGCGTCGTCATTTACTAGAACCCAGTAAGGCGCGTAAGGTGTCGATTTGATTATGAGATTCCAAGCACCTACAAGCCCGAGTCCGAAGGGAACTCGTATAAGCCATAGATTCTTTACCTGCTCCGGTTGCTTCGGTTCCCAAGTCTTTAGTCCAGAATTATCTACGATTACCAAGTTCTCTACCGGATAATCTATCGAATCTAGAAGCCGATTAGCTAAGTCGAATTGACTGTAAGTTGCGAATCCTAGAACTGGAATCATTAGGCGAATTTCTCGCGAAGAATCGGCAACCAGTATTTAGTCCAAACCTTATCCACGTCAAAGTCTGAAGCGAAGTCGATTGCTACTTGTGAACGGCCCTTGCCTAGCTTGTAAGCTTCTTCGAGAGCGGCAACGATTGAAGGCACGTTCGGAATCTGCCACCACGCGTCCTGCCCTGAATCCCAAGAAGGCTGACCTTCCACTAGGAAAGAATCTTCAGAAAGAAGGTCTGGAGTAGCTGCCCAAGAAGAACCAATAACTCGGGTTCCGCAGGCTTGCGCTTCCACCGACGGCACTCCGAAGCCTTCTCCGTAAGACGTCGCTAGAAGAACGTCCATTCCTGTATAGTATCCGGCTAGAGTTTCCTGCGGGATTCCGTAGCGATAACTAAACGGATTTGGAAAGGCAACGTCGTTCTTATCTACGCCCAAGCTTTGAAGAAGCGAAACCAGATTCCAGCCAATACCTTTAGAAACTGGGTCGGTGTGAAGATAGAGCATAACGTCGGGGTGCTTCTTCTGGAAGATAGAGAAGGCAAGTAGATTTTCTGAGAACGCTTTGCGGTGGACTAGGCCCGAACTTTTATTTGCGGCTACCATTCCTACAACGAAGCGGTCTTTAGTTCCCATATGTTCTTCTACCGATTGTCCATTTATTTCATAAGTCGGCTTTAGAACTTTAGTGTCTATTCCGTGCGGTGCGTATTTACACTCAATCCCTTTAGCTTCTATTTGTCTAACTCCGTGCGGAGCCATAGCAACCGGAGTCACTTTCTTTTTCTTTAGAAACTCTTCGACTCTAGGAGGCAGCGTTATGTGGTCGAGCGGAACCCAGCTCAGAATATCTATGTCGTTGAACGCTGGATTAGTAAGAACCCAAACGTCGTAGAGCGTAATCATAGCGTTTGGTTGGTTTGGCTTAGCAGCTGAAAAAGTTTTGTGGTCTACCGGAGCTGAATCGTTCGAATACATATCGAAGCCCCGGGCGAAGTGCGGAATCTTTCCGTAAGGCGTTTCTAGTTCGCGTTTGATTCCTTCAAGTCCGTAGTTAGAAAGAGCAGCGACATCGAAGCCGTGACGCTTCAATCTGTCTACTAGGTAGCGGGCTTGCTGCCCATAGCCCGTCGGTTGGTCGGGCGAATTCGAATAAAGCGTAACCGTTCCTTTGAACTGTTCACGGTTAGCAGGGTTCTTTGATTTGGTAGGAGTCATAGAAAAACATTATCACTTCAAAAAGACAAAAGGAAAGGCCGCCGAAACCCTACCGTCCGGCGACCTCTCCAGTCTGTTAGCTAATGCTTTTGGCTTAGCTTGCGCCTCCGCGGAATTTCACGAAGTGGCTTGCGTGTGTCAATTTTGAATCCACGCGAGCAGTTACGCGGAACGTGGTTACGTCCTGGTTGAATGCGTAATCTGCGGACTGTGCCACCTGTACACCGCCAGCAATTCTTGTCTTCAGCGACGGCAAGTGGCCTACACCGATTGAGAAGTTGTTTACGGCAACGTCTGTTACTGCCGGGTTCTCGTATACTGGGTAGCCTAGAAGCTGGTCTGGCTGACCCTGTGCGATATTTCCGGCTGTCCAGATAAACGCTCCAGAACCGTCCTTGATTTTGCGAACTGCCGCAAGACCAGTCTTGTTCATTAGCCAGCCGACTCCGGGGAGCAAACGGGCTTGACCATTTAGTGTGTACAATAAATCGACCAGATTTTCGTAAGTCGGTGCGCCAGAAACTCCGGTGCCTCCAGTTACCGCTGAAGAACCAGTTGTGAAGATACCAGTAGGCTCTACAGTTCCAGTTCCAACAGTTAGTCCGGTGTTGATTCCGAAACCAATTGCGTTTCCGGCCTGCTCCGCGATTAGCGCAGAAATGTCTAGTGAAGAGTCAACTAGAAGTTCGTTTGCTACTGGGACTAGGAAGGAATACTTGAATGCGGATAGCTGAATGTTTGAGAATGTTGGCTCGCTGTCTGAGATAGCAGAACCAGCACTCTTGATTGTTGCGGTTGAATATCCGGTCAAGGTTGGGATTGTTAGAGTATCTCCACCTGCGGTATTGATAACCTGAGAAACCGAAAGCATAGGCCCGGCCATTCTTGCCACGCTGAAAACTTCGTCGTAGAAAGATTTTGGAACTAGGTTGTCGGAAGGAACAAGAGTTCTCTTCTCTGGTGCGAATGTGTGTGAACGCATTTCTCCGTTAGCGATTGCGCGTAGGATATCTGCGTCGCCACGAACTTCGTTAGAAGGAATGAAAGAGTTGCGAGCTGCGTCAATTGCGCGGGCCTCACGCTCTTCCATTTTCTTAGCGGTTTCGATAGCTGCGTCGCGCTGAGAAATTTCGTTCTCAATACGCTCGATTGTTGCTTGGTCATCTACGGTTAGTCCGCGCTTGTCCGCTTCGGCTGACTCGATTACTGTACGAGCTTGCTCGATTAGGTTGTTGCGGGCTTCAACCTGCGACTTTAGAAAGTCTGACATAGTTGTTACTCCTTGTTTGATTTGTGATTATGGATTCCCGCCAAGCTAACTCGAACGGATACTACGGGGAGCTGACTCGACCCGCTGTTTATATTCTACCAATCCGGGTAAAGAGCAACCCCGCCGGAAAGGAATACGGCGGGGTTGCGTGTCGAGAGAAAGGGGGAAATCCTCGACTGACCCTTATCGGGTTTCTTTAGCCTCTGTGACGCGCACTTCTTTAGACTCGACTTTATTATCAAGTTCCCAGATTGCTTGCGCCCAAGCTTCTACATTATCAACAACTATTCCATATTCCGGATTACCTGAAGATTTTAGAATTGCTTCTTTGATTGCGTCTTTGCTTGCCATTTATAGCCTCTTCATTAGTAGTTCAAATTTCTTTTTCTTTAGTTCCAGCGCCGTAAGCTCTTCGGAGTTAGCTTCAGCTTCGGCTTCTTCTTGCGGAGTTAGTCGCTGGATTACCTTTGTTAGAAGCTCGGACTGCTCTAGAGATAAGTCCTTGCCGTCTTCGATAGCAAGCATAGCGTCTGCCAGTTGGTCTGCGTCTACCTCTGCGCGCTTCGCTACTCCGTCGAATGAACGAACGGCTGCGGTTCCAGCGGTCTGAGAATAGGCCGGGAATGCCACGATTGAAACTTCGTGAATCCTTACGCTCTTTAGAGTTCTTTCGGTTCCGTCGGTGTTCCAAGAATCACCGTTAGCTGGAACTGAGAATCCAAAGCTCATAGCCGATAAATCGCCACGTTGAACAAGCACCTTGACATCATTTCCGAGCGTGGTCGGTGGCAGAATTGCGGTAACGCGTAGGCCGTAGTTATCTTCTTCCAGCTTTAGAGTTCCAGCCCGGGTGGAACCAAGAACTGCTCCGGTGTCGTGGTTGAAAAGAAGCTTGATATCGTTGCGCGCTTTTAGTGAACGCTTGAATGCGCCCGGTGCGATTCTTTCAATAAATGGAAGTGGTTCGCTAGGGGAGTTGAAGACTGCGGCGTATCCGGTGAAAGTCATACCGTCGCCACCTTCAACGGCTCTCAGTTCGAACTGGACTTCGTTAGTTCGCTTTTCAATCTTTGCCATTTGTTCGCTTTCCTGACTTATGCTTGCGCGATTTTCTTCCTCTAGTCTAGCAACGACTCCCTGCGCATATTTCATAGCGCGATTAGCTGAAGATTTGCT